AATCAGTATCGTTATTTAAAGCAGTTCCATTGGTGATAGCATTAGCTATCAGTTTATCTATTTCATCAGGACCCAATACAGGACCGACATCCAACAACTTAACATCAGGTGGTACATCATCTCCAGGAACTTTTTCTGGATTATTTTCTATTTCAATTTTAGCTCTTCTTAAAGACAGTGTAGACGGATAAGGTGGTGGTATCCAAGGTGGTATATCGTCAAAATCTAAATCATCTAACTTAACATCATCTGCAATATCTTCATCATCAATAGGAATTGGTATGTTCGGCCTACTTACAGAAGCTGGGACATACTCAACTTCTATCTCTGTTCCATCAGCTCTTCTTATTTCTTGAGGTGGTAAAGCTGCTGTAGCAACAGGTATATCTGGCTCATCTACTGGTTGTTCTACAAATGGTTTATCTTCTGGTAATACCTCTTCTTCTTCTACAAAAGTAACAAAGTCGTCACGAGGTATATGATTTATTCTCATCTTAGAGTTAAGTTCTGTTTTCCATCCTGTTTCATCAACCTTATGAGTAACATCAAATAATTGAAAGTAAGTTAGAGGACCTAGTTCTGCTTTTGGTGGTTGTGCAGTAATAATATCAATATTCGCATCTGATATTTCAGATTCACCCTCTTGCTCAGGTCCTTCTGTAATTCCCGCTTCCCTACTCTCATCAGAACTTAAATAAGCATAACTAATCAGTTCAGATTTATATTTTTCCTCTATATACTCCGTATGAATTAAATCAAAAGGGATTATACCACCCGTACCATCTATCTCTAAACCTAGTTCTGCTGGTATCAAGTTACTCATATCAAATTGTTGAACAGGTGAATTTGAATTAAGGTAAGAATTTAAAGTGTATTGTACTTGTTCTTTTAACACTATATGACCTGTCTCTTTTTCTATGTCGTATAAATCCTCAGTTACTGTCGAATCTCCGTATTTGTTTAATACAACCTGACCATCAACTATTTCATAAAAAGCCTCATCGTTATTTGTATCGCTCTTTTTTTTGGTTTTATCAATATCAGGTGTCCATTTTTTCCACCATTTAGATTTTGGATTAATACTAATTCCGAAAGGAAATGAAAAAGATATTGTTGAATTGGAATCCACTAAATCACTTCCGACATTATTTGTGATAGCAACTTGTTGGTTATTAGAAGATTCCATATCACTTAAATACCTATCATCAAATTCTTTCGTATTATTGTGTTTGAATAGTTTATCTAATTGACCATTAACAAATTCAGGATCATTGTCTCCTTTTGGTTTGTTCGATCCGTAAAGTATTGTGATTGCCTGTGCATCTGGTATTTTAAATGTTAAATTTTGATTTTTTACAAAACTACCTGCTTTAAAAGTTGGAAACTGAAATATACCACCGGCTTCATCTTTAATTAGATTACTGTTTTCTTGATACTTAGTATACTGAGGATTTTTTATTTCTGCATCTGATTTGTCAATAATTTTTATATTAGTGGAATCATATGGGTCTACACCAAGTTCAAAATCCCAAACATTATGAAAATTTGAATTTAGAGATGATAACAAATTGTTTATCGCGACATCTAATGTGCCTGGAGGATTTATATTAGATGTTGATGTATCGTCTGAATCTGAATTAGAAATACCAAAAGCCGTCTGTATTTCTTTTATATTTACCCAAATATTTCTTAATTTACCAAATCCAGGTGTAGTAGTAGAAGCAAATGGTTTTGGTTTTGCTCTAAAATTACGTGCTTGTATTGTTAAAAACTTGTTGTAAAAGTCTACACGATTTTGATTTTTATCACTAAAAAAAGATTTTATTAATGAAGATTTAAAAACCTGTCCATACGCTGTCTCAGGTATAAAAAAAGCAAAAGGATTTACAGGAAACAAACCTGGAGGATTTCTTATCAATGAATCTCTTTTTATAAAATCACTTGTTTGTTGTAAGAAAGGAAGATTGTCACCTAACTCATACTTCTTTCTAAACTCATCTTGAACTTCAGTATCTAATTCTTCATACTCTTTATAAGAGATTGGTTTACCGGTTAATTTATCCAAAGCAGTTTCTATACTTCTCATTGTAAGTTTAGCCTCTACTTTATCGTCTCCGGCTCTAAAAGACACATATCTATTAATTATATTATCTTCCATCCAACCCCAAGTTACAAACAACTCCATCTTATCATCAAAAACCGTCCAAAGAACATGAGGTGTACTGTTGTTTATCTTTGTATCAAAGTTTATTGAGTATTTACGATCGTCACTTAGATAAACATTGTGGTTATCTTTTATAAAACCAAAATCACTAGGATTTTTTTTCACTATTAGAGTAATCTCCAGTTCCTACCTCAGTCGGTTCATTTCTCGCTGCATTTAAAACTATGTCTTTATTTTTTACAACAGAAGAATTTATCTTAAAAACAGAGGTAAGAATTATATTTTTCAAATTCAGAATACAGTTCACAAGACTGTCTGGTGGTAAAGACTTAGCCGTTTTTCCTTTAACTTTTATTCCAGCTTGATTACCGCCTGTATCTAGTGGTTTTTTAAACAAAGCGGCACCGACTCCGATAATCTTAGTGGTACAATCAAATCCACCATCATCTCTTAAATTATATTCAAAGTTTGTAATCTGACCACCTATAGCATCATAGTCACCATCTTTTTTTAATATCAAATCTTGTGGATTATTGAATATGTTTTGGTCTATGAGAACGTTTCTTACATCGGTAACGACTTGTTGTTCATTCACTAAGCTTGTTACCTTATCATTACCAAAGTAGATAAATGTATCGGTTAACTGACTATCTAAATTTTTATTACCATATACCCAGCCCCAATCTACGACAACAGTTTTTCCAACTGTAAAGAAATGTGGTGTTAATTCGTTTAACATATCAATATGAGGAACAACCCAATTAACTGTACACTCTCTGATAGCCTTGAATCCGCCCTTATATGAACATTCAATACTTTTTATGCCAGGCAAGGGCTTTATCTCAGCCCCAAACTCACCATCCTCATATGCTCTTCCAAAGGTGAATTGTTTATTGTTGAATGAACCAGCTCTTAAACCACCTTCTATCAATCTATTCAGTCTGACATTTGATTTATTTGAAGCCATCCTTACAAACGGAGTTCTAGTAACCATATCTTTCATTGATAAATTACCAGAGTTAGGCTTTCTAGCTAAAGCTCTCTCCTTAGCCTTCATCTTTTCTTGTATATTTTTTGATATGAATTTTGTAAACATTTTAAAAGTTCGATTTAATTACTGAATCTAATATATCACCTATCTCTGTTGGTATTCTAAGTTTTTTCTCTGGCTCAGGTGATATTTTACCATTACTGATTTCGTTAGCTTTTGCTATAATCCACCAAAGGTTTGGGTCTTCATAGTATCTTTGCGCTAATGTATCAAACCTATCACCGTATAACGGATAAACAAAAATATCACTATCTTTGATTGGTATATTTGGTACAATCGTTGGTTTGTAATACCTCTTATTATCTTTGTCTTTTTTTACTAAATTATTTCTATAACGCATTATTGTTCGGCTCCTACCTTACCTTGATCTAATTGTGCAAATACATTCTTTCTCCAAGTTACATCTCTTTCAGGATACTTAGGAAATCCTAATTCGCTTTTATCAGTATACACATTTATGTTAGGAGCACTTTGAACTGTTTCTGAAAAACCAGCAGCTCCGTCACCGTCAATCCAATTCAAGTCATAATGTTTTCCTTTGGTAGCTGGTATATAGTTTCCAATATGTCTGAACTCACAAGCTGCTTTTATGAAATGTGGAAACTGTAGTCCCTTATCTAATTCCCAAGTGGATTGTTCCTCTACTGTTACTGTTAAACCACTTAATATACCTGGAGTCTCTACAAACATATCACCCATTGTTAATTCTATGAAAGGTGAAATCATTCTTTCTCCCTCTGTATATGACGGATAACATAAACCGATTAAGTAATTTAACTTTTCCATTAGTATCGGTAACTCTTGTTTTGTTTTAGGATAAATACTGAATGTGAAAGATATGCTCCTATCCACGCCTTGATATACAAATAATTTATCTGGTCTTCCTATATATCTATCCTCTGCATACTCAGGCGTAACTGTGTCTGTGATACCCTCTAATATAGCTCTAAATATTAAAAACTTATTATTAATCACATCTTTAAACCTAAACTTTATAAAATCTTTAGTTACAACACTATCGTTTACATTAATTATTTCTTTATTAACTGATGCACCGTAGGGTGTTATATTTACCTTATCAACATTGGAAGACAACATATTTCCTTTTATATTGCCTAATTTTTTGTTTAATTCTACTTTGTGAAAACTTTTAACATCACCAATATCTTCTGTATTTTTGAAACTTTTAAATCTTTCATTAATAGCCTCACCTGGTTCGTCTTTTCCAGATGCACCAGTAACTCTTACAGCCAAGTTTCTTAAACTTACTGATGTACGAGCGTTTTCTCTAAAGTTTTTGTCATTCATTTCTGATGGTGACATTAAATTGATTTCATAAGAGTTGGATTCTTTTAAGCCTTCATATGATAATGTTGAGTGTCTCTTTATTAAATTATTACCTTTTCCGCCAGGAATTATATCACCATCTGAGGTACTCATATCGAAAGTTCCACCACTATTTAAAGCTTTTATCACATCTTTTACTGCTAATTCAGGTCCTCCTACGAAAGATGGTCTGCCATCTACCACAGATTTTGGAGCGGATGAAATCAAAAAGCCATATTTGTTAGGATTTGATAGAGAGAATGGTAATGATATAGCGGCTGCTTCTGCTTCAAAAAAAGCATCCTCAATTACTCTATTCACCGCGTTGTTTGCTATAGTATCCAAGAATCCAACACCAGTATTTATTGTTAAAGATTTGGGTTCTGGTATATTTATCGATCTAAATGCTTTAGATTGATAAAATAGTCTACCGTTATCATCAGTTGTATCTTTTAATATATTTTCATATCTAGTACCACCTAAGTGTCTCTCTACATGAGTTGGAAATAGAAACGAACCAGCTGCTCTAAGTATTCCACCTATATCACCGTTTAGTAAGTCACTAGCCCCAGCTATCCCTACAGCGGATAGAGGATTATATATCTTACTTTCTATTGTAGGATTAAGAGCTTGAAAAGCAACTTGTTTAGCAATAAATAATTTACCAGGTTCTGATAATAAGTAAGTTCCTATTCTTTGTTTATCAGCTAAATCTCTCGATGTTCTTGTGAGTAATCCAAGTAAACCCAAAGTGCCCTCAAAAAATCCACCCTCACTAATTATACCTTTTTCATTTAAATAATCATCCCAATTAGAACCAGGTTTTCTTAATATTATCGGATGTATACCACTTGCGTTTTTGACATTTCTATTAGCCACACTTCTAAAGTTATCGGTAGAAAAAACATCTGCGTCTGTCAATCCACTTGGAACATTTGTAAAATTGTTATCTTTAAATTCAAATAAATCTTTTATGTAACTACTATCGTTGTATAACCTTTTTGTTGTCTGAACAGAGAAATCAGAAACACCAGAAAAAGGTCCTTCATTTTTTGCAGAATTATAATTAGCATTCTGAGTAGCGAGTGAATTATCTGCTGTATGTATAACTCTTAAAACACCCAATGTTTTAGAACCCGCTCCCAATGGTGTTGATAGAGAAAATCTACTGTTGTAACTAGCTATAGGTGTGGTCATAAAATTACCACCATGAGCATTTGGAACCGATGGTGTATTGTCAAAAGGTTTAATATTGAACTGAGTAGGACCTGAAGAAATATGTTGTTGGACATCGTATACATCTGAATCATATGGTATCTGAAACTTACTAACAAAGTCTGCTATGGGAGTAGTCATAAACTCAGAAGTAAACTTTGGTTGTATTCTAACTCCTAACACAGTATCGGATGATAATATATGATTTGTTTTCGATACACCAACACCAGCTGGTTCTAAATACTCACCTTCACTACCGTAAGCACTCCTCGTCTTATTATCATTTATCCTAAGACCAGCATTAGGAGCCAATATATTAGCTTGTCCATCATACTGATTCGGTAAGGTGTTATTCTGTCTAACATCCTTCATAAACTTATTGTATTTTGTAAGTAAATCTGTACTAGGAGTAAAACCTTTAGCACCAGAGGTATTATCAGGAAAGTAATCTACACCTTCCTTTATCTGTGGGTCTAGTTTATCGTATGCAACATCACCTTTGGTTCTGAAGTTAGATAAATCCGATACCATTTTTTCTAAAGCCACTTCTTATCTCCTATGAACCTAATGCTAAGTCACCAACCTTATTGGTTAGTCTATTCATTAAAGTTGCGTTTTGTTCTATCATTTGTTTTAGTAACTTATTACTTTCTCTACCACCGAACTGAGTTCCAGCTATCGTCTCACCTTTATGTACTACAGCAATACCACTTTCTCTTACCACACCACCGGTTTGGGCTCTTGGCACCATAGCACCAGCGGCCGCACCTATAGCTGCCCCACCTGCAAGACCAGCCGTTCCTGCTAGGGCTACATCCTTTATATCTTTTCCAAGAGAAAAACCTGATGTTAGAACTGCTTTTAAAGCCATTACAGTACCAAGTAGACCTGCACCAATAGCAGCTCCAATCTTCATATTTCTAAAAAGAAGTGCGTTTCTTTCTTCTTGAGCTTTACCAACAGCTTCTTCTCCAGCAGCTAACTTAGATAATTCTGAAACTTCCAACCCAACTGCATCTGCTAACGCTTTTCTCTGTATAACATTTAATCTACTAAGTTGTTCAGCACCACCGACTTGGTTCTTAACCTCAGCCAACACTCCTTCTAAATCGCCTGATAAAGCTAACTCTCTAGCCTTATCTAAGTTAAGTTGTCTTCCTAATAATACAGAAGCTTCTAATTGTTTTTCTATAGAACCTTCAATATCTAATATACTCTCAGATATCTTATCTACAGCACTTAAATTTAATCCTAACTTTCTAGCTTCTATAGCCGCTTTAGCTAAATTGTCTCCACCATCTTTAGCGAACTTAGCAAATAGTTCTGTACTTTCTGCTATGTCATCCAATACAAGTTTTGGGGCAACACCAGCAGCTCTTGATAGATTCTCAAATGTGGATATTGTATTTAGACTTGTTTCTAAACTACCTCCTTGAATGTTCTGTATGGATTTGGCAAGCTTAGCTGCATTATCTCCTGATATACCTGTTCTTAGACTTATCAGTCCAAAGTTTTTTAGTGTAGAAAATGATAACTGATTTATACTACCGAACTCACTAGCTATAGCTTTTGAGAAAGCGGCTATCTGTTCACCATCACCACCTATTAGACTAAAAGCTTTTGATAGTATTGTGGTTTTTGTAGCTAGACTAGCAGACTCACTAGCACTTAAACCTAACTCTTTTCTTATCTCAATAGCTTCTCCAGCTATATCAGTAAACCCTTTTACTAAAAATGCGACAGTAGCCACACCCATAGCTTTTGGACTACTTAAAAGAGCTGAAGCTTCTGATATTTTATCTCTAAAACTATTTATTTTATCTTGTGCTTGGGCTTCTAATTTTAATTTTTCTGATAAACCAGGTGTGCTTTTAAGGGATTCTTCAATACCCTCTATATCTTTTAAATATTTACCGGTAAGTTTACTTTTTTCTCTTAATATTGTTTCTTCGTCTGCTTCACCTCTAAGTATTCTCTTTTTAAGGTCGAGACTTAACCTACTCTGTCTGATAGCCTCTTTATCACCTGATTTTTGAGCTTCTTTGGCGAGGTTAATACTTTTAGTAATTCCAAGTATTTTATCTAAACCAGTTCCTTGAACACTACCTAATTTGTTAATTTGTTTACCTAAACTAATACTATCAGCTTCAAGATTATTTATTTTTTCTTGAATATCTTTTATTTCTTTTATTTTTTTATTATATTCAATTAATCTATCTTGGTTCTTTTTTACTTCAAAACCATATCTTATAGTTTGTTCAGCGGAAGCTTCAAGTAAAGCTTTCTGTTCTTTTAAAAGTTTTATGTCATCTCTTAGTGCCATAATATTTCCTAGTAAGGAGCTTCACCTTTTTTTATCATTTTCAAAGCATCATCTAAAGCATCATCCATTTTTTTCATACTTTTTTCTAAACCTGGATTATCTTTTAACATTTTTTTTGCGAGTTTATTCAAACGTTTTTGTTTCCATTTTTCAAAGAATTTAAATAACATACCTTCTCTGCTAGCCATTGTAGTTCTCCATTAGATTTATTTGTGTGGAATTATTCAATAATAAATATCAAAGTTATCATTTTTTGTACGATGGAATGGATGATTTGTTACTCTGTTGAGCTTTCTTAATCTCATCAGCTTCTTCTTTGAAATGTTTTTGTAATCTCTTGAAGTAGAATGTACGAAGATATATAGGCATGTTGTATACCTCTGTGAAAGAGAACATACCTTGTGAGTTGAAACTTATTTGAAAGAGTTGTTCGTGTAGTTGTGGTTTATATTCCGGCGTTAGGCCAAAGAAACGTAACGGTCATCGGGACCGTAAACTCCTTTTCGTTACCTTCCTCATCTGTATATGAAGAGGTCATATCTACATCTGGCATAATACTAGCCACATAAGCTCTGAAAGCTATAGAGTCTCTTGATAAGAACTCATTATCTACAAAACTATTTATACTAGCTCTTTTAGTATCACCATCGACTGATATAATCTGATGTTTTAGTCTTGTGGTTAGTTCGTAACCGATACCATGTATTTTTTCATAACCTTTAACTTCTTCATCTATCGCTCTTTCATCACCTGATGTAAGTAGTTTAAATGTTAGTTTTCTTTTGGTGGCTGGTAGTTCAAATTCAAACTCATTAGCACCATTTGTAACTATACTATCATCTAACTGATTATCTTTTAGTTGGGTTAAATCTACCTCTATCTTTCTACCATCTACCTCTACCTCATACTCTTTACCATAAGCAAGTATTCTTGATGCGATTAGAACAGCATTCTTATCACCAATCAATAAATCATCTACCTTAATTGATTTATCTACTATAAGTGATTCTAATAACTTCTCAACAACCACACCTTGTTTGATAAGGTTAGCAGATGTTAAGATGTCTTCTTCTTTAGCCGTCATATACTTAATTTCTATTTTACCTGATGATAGGGGACTATCCTCTGGATATAGTAAACCCTTAGACGGCAAATCCACTACTTCCGTAGGGAATTTGACTTCAGCCATATTTGACTCCTATGATTTAGTTTAGAACTATAACTATTTTTTACCGAACTTTTCAGCTGCTGTGACACCAAGTCCAACTACTGAAATGTACATAAAGCATTCTAATATTTTATCTTTAACTTCAAATGCAGAAAAGGTATCAGCACCCCAACTACAAATCAACATAAAGAATGCCATAAAACCGACAAATCTTTTACTAGAGATTTTAGCATCACTAGAAAGCATTTCTCTTAAAAAACTCATATTATCCTCTTAGAATTGTAAGATAGCGTAATCGTATCTTAGTGTTAATGTAATGTCATTAGGTTCATTAGCTTCAAAATTCATATCACCGAAATTAGCAGATTGAATCATAGCACCTTTTAGTGTCCATTCTTCAACTTTATCACCTACGGGACCTAATACATTGAAAGTAACATCTTTCTTATAGAAGTCTGAATACCCATCTCTACCGGTAACAGATTCTTTGTGTAATCTAACCCATTCCATTACTGCCTGTGCACCTGATGGTACAATAGGATCGTAAAGAGTAATTTCTAATGGTTCCCAAGCACCTTTACCTTTAACATATCTCTTAGTATTAATATGGTCAAGAACAATCTCTTCGAATGTGATGGTTGGTCGAGCAGCAGCTCTAATAAGGTATGCAGGGATTCCTTCGATATACATAATAAACCGATTCTTAACTTTCGGTTCAAAAGGTGTAAACATAATTTCTGAAGGATCGATTATATCTGCCATTTCAGTTCTCCTAATAAGTGTTTAATTCTTTCATATATAAATATAAACAAACTGAAAAATCGATACAGAATATTGGTCAAATATTTCATAGTTTTTTTATAGTTTTTTAGATAATAAAAAAGGGGAACATAGTGCTCCCCTTTCTTACTGTTTTACACCCCCTTTTTACTCAGGAAATGCAGCACCCGTTGGTAGAACTGAGAAGTCCAATACGATGAACTCTGCGGTTCTTGTAGGTTGTATGAATATCTGTCCAACCAACTGATTTCTGTCTATGACATCAGGAGTATTGTTGGAATCATCCATTACAACTTTGAATGCACTCAATCCACTATTGGATTGAACTGATTCTAAGAACGGATTAACTATATTTAAGAATCTACTTCTTGTTGAAGAATCATTCTGTTCGAATACTAAGAATCTGCTTGAGGAAGCAATAAACTTCTTCAATCTGATAAGTAGTCTTCTTACATTGATTCTATCAAGAGCAGATGGTGTTGCTTGTAATGTCTTTTGTCCGAAAACAACCACACCTTGACCTGGAAAAGAAGCAATAGGATTAACTCTACCTTCATAAAGTTCATCTCTATCTGTATGAGTAAGTTTCTTTTTAGTCATACGAACATTTGTTAGTCCACCTCTATTTAATCCAGCAGGAGCAAACCACTCATGTGATACACTATCTGTGAAAGCAATCACGCCTGGTATTACTACTGATGGTGGTACAAAAATTGTTCCTGAACTCTTAGAAGGATCGTCCATCTTTACCCAAGGGTAGTAAGTAGCTACATAATTAGTATCTAAGTTCTCAATATTAGAAACTGCAGTAGCAACATTATCATCAATATCTGAACCATCCATTACATAAAAAGCATCAGCTCTAGCTTCTACCTTATCAATCGCATGATTACTAACAATAGAGTGGTGTTTATGAATAATACCTGGTGTTACCAACATATTGATATCATACTCATCAGGATTACTAACAGCGTTTATAGCTCTTTTGTAAGCAACTGAACCACTTGAAGCAGCTGTACTAATATCAAACCCACTTGTGTTAGCAGAACTAATTGATGTACCAGTATGCTTTGGAGCTGCTGGATTAATACCATCAAATCCATGCTGAAATGGTACTGAGTACTTTAACTGTTGTACTGAAGAGGATATCGATAGATTCACTGTTCCAATAGCAAAGTTAGTATACTTATTAACCTCTGAACTACCTGCTGCTCCAAACCCTTTCATATTAGTCAAAAGAAAGTTTGCGTTTAATCCAGATGTTTCGCTCTTTGGAATAGGAGCAAGATACTCTTTATTAGTAGCTAACTCATCTTCACCGAAACGAGGATCTATTTTGAATCCATATGGTAGGTTTTCTTTGTACTCAGTAGAAACACGAGGAAACGTCTGACTACGATTAAAAGAAGCACTTGGTACACTCGAAGTAGATGTGATTGGATCTAAAACTGCAGCATATCCCATAGGTTGTAACGCAGGATTCTGTCTGAAAGTATCTTCTTTATGGTCACCTATTCTAATAAGTTGTGAAAGATTAGGGAAGTCTCCATAAGAAGTAATCTCACCATCATTATTTACAGTCTGAAATTCATCACCAATTACTTTAACTATGTAATTAGATGAATCAGGATCCATATTTAAATTACTGTAAGACTCTACAAGATTACCATCTAAACTATAAACTGCTAATCCAAATTCAGCAAAATCTGGACTTGAATTAGAGTTTTGTGGTCTTTTAATGTCCCTAATCACTGCGTAGTAATGATTAGTGGCTGTTCCAGAACCCCTCATATAGATTCTGAAAAGTTCAGTCGAATCTTGAGCTAAGATAAAAGGTGTTCTAGCAGAAGCTGCATCTGAGTTACCTGTGATAGTTGAGATGTAGTTACCATCTGAGGTATCAACACTTTCTGTACCTGATGCAAAATCGACACCATTATCTGCTATGGTTTCTATTGATAACCCATCAGTAGTTTGTAATATACCACTAGCCAATGACGCACTTATACTTGTTCTAAAAAATTTGTACATATATGCTGGTGCATCTGTACTACCTATCTTTTGAGCTTTCTCCGAAGTAGGTACTTTCTTTAATAAGAAATCTGACGAAGCGGCAGAAAGGTTACCGCCAGGTGAACCCTTTTCAGATAAAGTTAAATCACTAAGACTAGCTGTAGCATTAGCTCCATTAAGTGATAAATTGAAAGATGCTATTGTTGGTGTTGATTCAGCGGCAAACGAACCACTTATTAGTCCCTCACCACTATTGTTTGCTTTTGCTGGTAAAAATTGTGCAACGACAAATTTATCATTCGCGTGACCACTTGAACCACTTGCGACTAAATTAAATCCTGATACTTTATATCCACCAAGATATCCAACTTTTACTATTGTTACAGTTCCTGCACTATCTAAATAGTTTTTGACTGTAAAAGGTGTATAGTAATCACTACTATAAGAACCAAAAATCTTTTCAAATTCCTCAAAATTTCTTACAATTGTAGGTACAAAAGCAGGACCCATTTCTGTTGGTCCTACAATAGCTGCACCTATCTCAGATACTCCTTGAGGTAAAAAAGATAAGTCTCTCTCACGAGTGAATACACCTGGACTGACTATTCTCTCTGCCATGTGTTTTCTCCTTTAAAGGTTTAAAAAATTAATATGAAAATTCTTATATATAAATATAAAGAAAATTCCCAAAATACAACCGATTAAGGATTTATTTAAGATTGTTCTACTTCTTCAGTAGCTTCTTCTTGTGGTGGTGCCGGTGTGAACACTCCAGTCTGTGGGTCTAGTTGACCAGGACCGTACTTTTCATTCAACTCTTCAACCAACTTTCTTTCATTATCTTGAATATCTTTATAATCAGCATCCATCTTTACTTCAGCTTCTTCTAAAGCATCAGCTTGTTGTTGATTAAGAATCTTCTGAACCTTTAATTGTCCAAAAGACGCTTGAATGTTTTGATAACTTTGACTTAAATCTTGAAGAGACTTCAGCTCTTCATCAGTAAATTTAATTTCATCAGCCATTTTAATAACTCCTTAGTTTTGTTTATTAATAGTAATATATATCAGATAAATATCCGAAATACGATTTTTTTATTTCTTTTTTAGCTCTTCTATCTCTTTTTGTTGAGATTTTACTATTTCTGTTAGTTCTTGTATAGCAGATACATACATAGCATCCTTTTCACCAAGTTTAGAAACATAGCTTGTTCCGTCTGTATCTTCAACCAATGGATAATCTACATTATCTTCTGGTATATTATGTTCATTTATCCAATAATTATCAACTTCCATAATATCTTGAGCTATGAATCCTCTTCTAGTACCTTCCATATGTTCCGTTTGATTTATGAAGTTGAATGTTTTTGGTTTCAATTTATTTATAATATCTAAACCACCATTAAAATCTACTATATTTTCTTTCAATCTGATATCTGAATTTGAACCAATAGTTGTGTCCGTTGCAGTTAGTGTTCCATCGTGTGCAATTCTAAAATGTTCTACTCTAGCATTACTATCTGCATTTGTCCAAAATGTTAAAGCGGTATCTAACTTAGTTGCTGTATGAGTGTCATCTGCAATAGCTGCTATTCTACAACCAAATGTCTCATCATAATCGTATGAACTTGAAGCAACAAATTGTATTTCTCCAACAACATCATTATTTTGTACATAAGCAGCACCATCATTTCTATTTCTTTCAAATTTTATTCTTCCACCATTCGTATAATCATGTATTACTATTTGAGCTGGTTCACTTGGAGCCGCACCACCTTGAGTGTGACCACTAATTCTTAATCCAGATTTTGGAGTTTCAGCTCCAGCGTAAGGCTGACTAGGTTCATCTTTTCCACCTATGACAGCCATTGAACCTGTAGTTGTACCAAGAAAAAGTTTTGTTTGAGATGTGTTACCAATTACTGTTTCGTTACTAGCATCTGCAGCTGAAACATCAACACCTTGTCCTATGACAATATTATTGGCGCCC